GTTAAAGGACAAGGTCCATTCCATCCGTTAGCGTCATCACCTGAACCATAATCGGTTGGTAGAACTGTCGCACTAACCCAACTACCCGCAGCAGTAATATCTAATTGAGTTGGGTCTATATCTTTAACCCACCAATGAACAAAATAACCATTTGGACTACTACCCGACGCATTTAAATCTTCACAAAGTATTTCAAAACTAAAAACAGATAATCCATTAAAATTATTTAAAATCCAAGTCATTGCTGGTGAAGTATTACTTTGTAAACAAGATGTTGAATAATAAGTTGATGGAAGAATTCCTGCCTCACTATACGAAGTACTGTACAAAGTTATTGAAGGTATAGAACCTTTACAAGTTGAGAAAATTTCTATACTACTACCATCACCTTTTTGGTTACATACGGTTTTAAACTCATATACTATTGATTCATTACTTGTTTGCGAATACGGTGCATTACCTGTAACATTTAATGTGACAATTGACCCCCCGTCTAATGGTGGTGTTAATATTATTTTAATAATATCACCACTGTTTGTTGGTAAACTACCAAGATATAAGTTAACATCAAAATTAGGTCCAAATGAATAAACAAGACTTGCAACACCATTTGGTGTTATAATATATATTTCACCAGTAACATCAGCACCTTTACAATCACTCCAATTTCTTAAACTAGTTGGGCAATCACTTTTAATTGGGACCGGTAAAGCTTCAAGTGCTTTTTTACAATCATCACAAGGTGTTTTAGTTGGAATATATGGGAATAGTGTTACTCCACCTGTAAAATAATTATTGTAAGTAGTACCATTCCATTGAGATTGTAATTGTTGTAGATTAGTACCAATATCAACTAATTGCCAACAAATCTTATGGGTTAAATCAAGTATAACATCATTAATCACATTATTTAGTATCGCAGGAACTGTTTGAATTACTACCGTTGTGTTACTTGGGTGTTCTCCACACATTAAGTATACATAATATTTGTCTTTAGGTGACGGTGTTGGCGTATGAGTAGGCGTTATACTTGGTGTAAGTGTCGGAGTTTTAGTTTGTGTTATTGTTGGTGTTGGTGTATGAGTTCGTGTAATACTTGGTGTAGGGGTGTGTGTTGGAGTCACTGGTGGTGAAGCACCAGGTGTCATTGTTAGTGTTGGTGTATAAGTTGGTGTTGGTGTATGAGTTTGTGTTGGTGTATAAGTTGGTGTTGGTGTTGGACTTGGGGTTACAGGTGGACAAACACACTCAATTTCATAATCAATCCTTAGTTCCACTAAAACATTTGAATTATGTAAAGATTCAGGTTCACAATTTGTCGTGACTGTGATTGTATTATTTAACGAATCAATATCAATGTTACCATCCCCAATTTGAGGACAAGACTCAATTAAGGTTGTAATAGCCGAAAACCATAATTCATCAGTTGGATAATCTGTTATAGAAGTCCCCGTATGAAAAATAACTGAATTAACACAATCACCAACAGTCGTTTGTGCCGAAAATGTTGCTCCGGTTAACATACAATTAGTATAACCTGATGATATAAACCCTTGTGTTATCAATTCATTATAACCTTCATAAAAAAATTGTCTAATGTTTGATAAGACAGCTATTGGAGAGTCAAATGACCCCTGACAAACATTATAATACCCTACAGAGTTAAATTGGTTTTCACCCTTAATTGGTATTTTTTTTGTTTTTGAACATCCTGAACTATCAACAATTCTAACCGAATAATTACCCGCAGGTAAATCAGGTATTGTCATAACTGTAGTTCCCGAAGTATCACCATTAAAATATAATGTGAATGGAGGTGTTCCGTTTGTTATATAAGCAGTAATAATTCCATCGTCATTTACTGAGTTTTCACCTAATAAATGAAAATCAATAGTATTTGATTGGTTAATGGTAAATGTTTGACTTTGTTTACATAATGATGAATCTATTACACTTCCAACATAATTACCACTAACTAAATTGTTAAATGTATATGAAGTTAATGATACATTATTTATAGATTGACCATTTATTTCGTATCTATAAGGAGGCGTCCCACCACTTGTTATTTCTAAAGTAACTGAACCGTTATCACCATCACAAGTTGTACCAATAGTTGATGCAAATAATTCAAAGGTAACTACGTTATTAATCGTATAAGCACTTGTGAATGTACAACCACCATTATCAGTAATATCTAAAGTATAATCACCTGAAGATAAATTATTAAATATATAATTTGGTTGATAAACGGTGTTTGAATTTTGTTTTCCTGACGAATCTGTCAAAGTAAACGTATAAGGTGCTGTTCCACCAAACACAACAATAGGACCAACAACACCTGAAAAATCATTACAAGTTGAATTAGTAATGTCAACTGATACTGCAGACATACCTTTTGGTGTTAATAACTTTGTTCTTGCAGTAAAAGTACATAATCCCGCGTCAGTAACTTGAATGGTAAACCCTCCCGGACCTAATCCCGTAAAAACAACTGTTCTATCAAATGTAACATTTGTAACTCCATTAGACCCTAAATAATAAAATGGTGCGGTACCACCTGTTATAATAATTTCCACCTCACCATCCGCCGTAAAACAAGTTGGTTGTGTTAAATAAATCGCACCTAACCCAACTGGTGATATTTTATTTATTACCGCAGTATTACTAATAGAACAATAACTACTGTCAGTTACCGTTACTGTATAAACACCTTCTGTTAAACCTGTAATACTATCATTAGTTCCCCCATTAGACCATAAATAAGTATATGGTGGTGTGCCTGTTAAACCTGTTATAAATATTTTACCTGAATTAGATGCACATCCCGCATCATCAACAACATATAAACCAAAATTTAAATTTGATGAATTTTTAACAATTACGCTTTCAGATTTACCTGTACATCCACCTCCATCATTGGCAATCACGTAATAAATGCCAGACGATAAATTATTAAATAAATATGAATTGTTTGTTGGATAAAATGTTGAAATTAAACCTGTTGTTTCACTGTATAATGAAAATACCGCGTTACCATAAAAATTACTAGTTTCCACAATTAAAGAACCGTTACTCGCATCACATACAGTATCAGTAACATTTGTAATTGAAACACAAGTTCCACTAGATATGTAAATATTAACAGGTTGTACTGTATTACCCGAAATACAACTATCAATAATATTAAATGAGTATGTACCGGCAGATAAATTAGTTTGAGTATACGCAGTAACACCAGCACCTAACGCAGTTGTACCTGTGGTCGGTGATAACCATTGAATTGTATAGTCGGGAGCATTACCATTAATTGTAATGGTAAATGACCCTAAGTTAAGATTAGTACAATCTCCCGTTATACTAGCATTATATGATAAAAAACAACTCATTTATTTATTATATTCAATTTATGGTAAAGTTTATATTCATTATTATATTAGTTGTTGACAAGTTATACTAAATTGTATACCAACATTTATTGTTAAAGTTTTTATTATTTGTGTTGAAGAACAATTTGTATCCCATATTCTAACAATAACCGCTTGGTTATTATCATATCCAAGAACATTCCCAAACACATCTTCATAACGATAATCATACCCTAATGAAATCATTTGTTGTAGAGTTTGGTCTAAAGCGTATGACCAATCTTCTAAACAAGGATAACTATCGGTCACATTGTGTAACGGACAATTAGGCGTATTATAAAGTCCACCGCCAGTAAAGAATGAAGGTTGAGGAATATTAACCCCATTTATACGAATGTCAACAAACCAATTACTACTAATAGTATTAAAATCACAACCTGAGGTATCCGGAATAGGACCACTAACAGGATTTGCCCAATTATTTATCACATCTGCCAATACAACATCAAAACCTTTATCCGGATATCTATTACAAACATTTGACCAAACATTACAATTGTTTAAATAAATACTTCCCGTAAATTTACAAGGTCTGCAAAGAACAGGTACTAAATCACAACCTCTTTGTCTTCTCCAAACAAATTTTTGTCTATGAAAAATAGAATTTTCTAATTTAACACCAGTATTCCAAATAGTAGTACCCGGAATCATCTGTTCAACTAATCTAACCCAATAATCACCCATTCCACTTACATACTCAATCATTGTTTTGTATGTAAAATTATCATTTTGAACTCCCGCTAAAGATTCTGATTGTAAATAATTCCAATAGATTGAAGATAATGTTGGATATCCACTAGTTCCTCCATCTGTAGCATATTGTCTATTTCTAACGTTAATAGTATTTTTCCAAAATGTTTGAGCAAATTCAAAAAATGTTTCTTTTAATGGTTGTGGGTTAATAACTGTTGAATCAACTCCACCTCTATGAGGATATGGTGAAATAGGATTTGGATTACACCTTGTTGGTGCAACATATCCTAACCCTTCATTTGCAATAGGATAATTAAATTGTCTAGACATATACCAAACATCATAAACTAAACCTTGTGCAGGATTTAAATATAAATCAATATTTTTTACATTAATAACTAACCCTTCATTTCCAGCATTATATAATGCGTTATAACCTCCGTCTAAATTACTTCTATTTCCAATTTCAGTATCAACCCAACTTTTGTTATTATCTATTTCAGGTCTCAAATTATAACCTAAATCAGTAAATGGAAATGATTTATAAACATTTAAATATTCTTGACCATAACTAAAAGGTGTTAATTTTGTTTGATAATTTGGATTAGACCCCGTAAACACACTAGTCGTTAAATCAGGTTGTTCAGGAGACCTATGTTTTGGTGTAGATTCAAACCATCCACTACCCATTTGATAAAAATATGTGTCAGAGTTAACTGGTGACATTGGATAACCACTATTATCAATAGGGTAATCACTCTTAGTAACATTCGCTTCTTGTAATGTAGATGTTGTTGTGAAACCTGAATATATATGACCTTGTATACTAAAAGTATATCCACCATCTAATGTTGGTAATATTTTAGTATATGTTCCACCTGATATGTTAGCATATTGTGCATTAAAATCAGAAATATTTATTTTTTGGTCCGCCAAATAAACATATTCATTAAACTCAACTAAAGCATCCGGAGCTCCAATCAATCTCATTAAAGTTTCAATAGATTTTCTTGTTCCTTTTGATTTGAATAAATAAGCGGAATTTAGAACTAAATTTTTATAATATTGATAATTTAATTCATCCGGAGTTTGTGATTGACCTACACCACTAAATGCCGATTTATCCACATTTTTTTGACCAAATACTGAACCTAAAAAGTCATCATTAGTAATTGGTGACATATTTGTCGACCAACCCAATGTTTGTGATAAATTTTTTAATAATTGTGATGGAATATCATTACCTGTATTATAATTAACAGAGTTCATATATGCCAAACCATTGATGAATTTTTTAGTTTCATCAAAACTTCTACCATATATTTGTAATATTTTTTCAATCTTTTGGTCAGACGTGTCAAATTCTTTAAGAGAGTCTGTTGTTAAAAATCTTGAAACTAAATTTGTTTGATACCCATCAAATAACACACTAATATTATTTAATGTTGTTAAATAAGTTGTAAATGAATTTGTTAAAATATCTAAATTCCATTTACCATACAAAGGCCAAGTAACTAATTTAGTTTGAATATAAAATGTACCATCGTCACTTTCATTAGGAACTTGGAATGTCGCAGTATAAATAGGTACAACATTTCTATTTAATAAAAATCGTTGAACTTCGTCTAAATCCTCATTAAAAACTCGATTGACTTGATAATCATTTGGTCTAATAACTAAGTCATCATAAGTTTCTGTTTGATTTGGAAAAACATTCCCTTTAAGATATATTTTAAGAATCCCTGATGTCAATGATGTTGTTGGAACAATATGTGTGACATCATAACCATTACCACTATAATATAACGAGTAATTCATAAACTGAGTCGTCATATTTCTTAACGGAGAAACTTGAACTTCTCTTAACTCTAAGTTTCTAGTTGCGTTAACCGTAAAATCAACATCAAATGGATTTCTAATTCTTGTAACATCTAAATCAATTTCTGTTTCATTTGTAATTGGATTATAAGAAATATTTGTCGCAGTTGTACCTGTAATATAATTTTCATCCATAAACGTTACTTCTAACGCCGCAGGGAATTTACTAATAATAGTTTCAACTGATGTTGAAATCCTTTTAACCATCGACCCATATGATGTAAAGTTCGTTACTTGGGTGATATCAAAATTTGGGTATACTTTAAAATTATTTTCAAAAATTGTTTTAGATTGGGCTACACTATCAACACCTAATCCTTCTAAATTAATTGGATTGGAAAATGCACCTGTGGTAAAAGTTCTATTTGATTTTTCAGTAATACCTGTTGTGAACTCAAAATTACCTTGCGTTAGCCCACCTCCGGTAACAAGCTGGAATCCAACTAAATTATCGGAAAATGTACCTGAACCTGATGCTGTCTGTGGTGGACACGTAAATTTTTCTGTAGCCATTATTGAGTTATATTTGTAAAGTTTTTACTAAAATCTATATTATTTCCTCTATCTTGTCTTACCTCATATAATAACTCATTAAATTGGTCTCTAATTTCATATAAGTTATATTGTTTGTATATATTATCATTAGTATCATATAATGTGTAGATACCGTCATCCATAGATTTAGTTTGATTACCGTAAAGAGCAATAGCCAATGTTGAGAAATCGTGTTCTGCGATTTCAACATCTAAAGTTATTGGGTTGAAAAAAGTATTTGTAATAATCACATTTTGATTTGGTTGACCAATATACGGTGTCGCGTTTGGCTTATTTGTTGGTGCCGAAGATGGTGATAATGTGCAAAATAATAAATTAGTGTTGTTATCAGTATATTTGTATCTTATAGATTTTTGTGATGAATTTGTTAAATTTTGTACAACCGGTTCACAAAAAAATGATGACGTTATAATTCTAAAAAAATTAGGTATTTTTGTTCCATCAGCATTTAAATATTCAATTCTAAAACCAACCAACCCTTGATTAACAAATTTGTTTCTATATGTAGCAGGTACTTGATTTAAATCAAAAATTAAACCCTTAACATTAGGAAGTGCAGATAAAACCCCACAATCTAATATTGTAGTTCTTATTTGAGCAGGTCTAATAAAAATTGTGTAAATCCCAATTTGATTAAATTGTTCTGCAGGTAGTTTTAAATTATATAAACCACCTAATATTTCAATACCGTTACTTACACCAGTATTAGTATTGTTATAATAAGGTTTTAATATAGATAACGCATCTAACTTTGTTAAGACAAAATTATCTGTTTCATCTCTTGATGGTGTATAATTTAAAATTATCTCAACATCTTCCGGACTTACGTCAGCCGGTCTTATTGTTCCATATGTTCCTGTAGCCATATTATATTTTAGTATTTACATTAAAAAATTTATACCCGTATTTGACTAAGTCACCTACGTTGTCAACCTCACCCAATCTTTCAACTCTCTCAAGTGCTGAGTTCTTCCCTCGTTCTATAAATATATTGGATTGCACTTCTGCCTCGTCAATTACCCCTAATAATAATTCATTTTTCACTATTGGTTCACAAACCACCATATTAGAAGTTAAACCTGAAGATTTTGCAACAAAAATTGTTGTCCCATCAGACCAATCATAGTAATCAATATCATTAATTGTATAGGCAGTATATAAACCATCTAAACTTACACCGGAATAAGTACCAATCATACCTGTATTTCCAGTTACTTGAATACCCGGTTTATATGTTACTGTTCCGTACTGTTTTAAATCACTTAACGATGAAGTTGTATATCCGGTTATTAAGAAAGGAACTGATTGACCTGTAAATGGTTGGACATTCCCTGTGTTAAATAACCATATATCATCTGTCGTAGCATTACAACTTGAATCACCACTGAATATATAATCATATGATAATAATGTATTGGACCAATTACCACCTGCCGGTTGGAAGTGAGCCGTCCCATTTTTATTTGTTATTGTCGCACCTGTAAATGGTACATATATGGTTTTTTTAATTATATTTGTTCCCCAAGGACTCATACCCGACAGAACAATATTATACGTCTGACCTGTAGTTACTTGAGGATAAGGATGCGATAAAGGTGATGTCGATGTTACTGATTGAGGTGTTGAACCATCCCCCCAATCAATCATATATGTTGAAAATTCCAAATACTTTTTAAATTCAGTATCGGATGTATTATAAAAATAACATTGATATGGTGAAACACTATCTCCTGAAAATACAAAATTCAACATAGTGTCTTGTTGTAACACCATACCATCAAAAACTGAATAATACCCAATGTCTATTGTATTTTCGGTCAATAATATTGGGATTGTTAATCCTGTTAACAATGATGTACCTGGTTGAAGTGTTACTTTTGAGACATTAGATGTATTTGTTCCACCCGATAATACCGCAGTCATTGATGAATAGACATAAGATGTCCCCGTCAAATCAATTTTAAACGTCTCTGCAGGGATAACACAACACTTATTAACTATTCCGGTTCCGGTTATAGTTCCTGCGTTGTAAGTGACTTTAAAAATGTCTCCACTAATAAATTCCGGTGATATTTTAATATGATAATCTCTTTCTGTCATATTATGGATTTACGTATTCATACCATTTTATTGAACTTGCAGTTCCCGCTCTATTACTACTACTATCCCAAACTTCATACGTCTTATTTGAATAATTTAACCTAACCTCATAATAAAAAAAGTCCTCAGGATTAAATCTAAATTTAGCAGGAATATTACTTTGTGGCGTATTAGTCATTTTAACAAAAACACCTAATCGAGCATCAAAGAATTTTGCCGTCATATAAAATTTACTAATGTCTAAGAATTTTGTGTTTCTTAACCAATATAAAAAGAATCCTTCTTTATCACCAACATAATCCAATTTAAATGACGGTGTTTTAATATTAACCGGAGGTTGATACGATGTGGTCGCCGCAGTAACAGTAAACCCCTGTTGAACGGGTAATATTACTGTGAAATAATTTGTTTGAGTGATAGCGTCTTTACTATCGTAAAAATCCAATTTAAAAAATGACTTGGTAAATGGTTTTACATAATAATAAATTTCTGTTGTTAAAAATCCTTCAGGAATATAACTAATCTTCCAATTAGTTGCGTTAACACTTGGATTTAAAATATCTGAAGATGGATTTGGTGGAACACCTCCATTAACACTAAAAAAATGAAAATCATATTTAATGTCAGTTTTTGTATCACTACTGTATGGTGCGTGAGCAAATCTTAAAATTTCAAAATCACCAGGAAAACCAACAACCTCTTCAACAACGTTCTGTTGATATTCCTCAACAGCGTCATCTTGTCCAATCATATCCCATTTAATTTCAACAGGTATATTAATATATTTGTCGTTTCCTTTTGGTAAGGTAAATTTATAACTATTATTATTCACAATTATCGTTTGTTGGTTCTGCAGCTCCGTAAAGAGTTGCATAATTATGTAAACTACTTTCTATATAATTAGTTCCTTCAGGTATTATTCTAAAAATAAAATTAGCATATGGGTAATGTTTTCCATTTAAAAATGGGTAGTCAACACCATTACCACTGTTATCTTTAAATCCATAGGTATATAAATCTCTCCAAATAAAAGAATTGTAAGTTGTTGAGAAATAAGAATAATCCGGAACATCCTCCATATTCTTAATACTACCGGTCTCTATATAATCAGAATAATCTCTAATTTTAATTTTATTATGTGGTTGATAATAATAACCTAATTGATTAGAACATTGATTACCACAACCAATGTCAAAAACAAAAGAGTTATAAGTGAATTTATGAGAGATATCACTAATTATCCTTTCTTTTTGTTCATAATCATTCCATTCATAAATTCCACCATCAACAACATCACCCTCTTTTAACGATTGTAAGTATTTAAAAGTATATGTGGTAAGTGTCGCCGGAATTAAAGTACCTAACGGATATGGTTGATTATTTTCATCAACAAAATTTGATAATGAATTAATTGACGACCACCAACTACTTGGAAACTTTAAAGGTGATAGCGGTAAATTAAATTCATATCCTTGTTTTAAACCCGAATTACCTAATGTTAACCCAAAATAACCTTTCCATAATGTTGTAATATACAACTCAGTTATTGGTCTTTTTTGATTATCTCTTAACACACTCACATCAATATCTTTATTAAATGATAAACTATATGATTGTGCACCTTCCTTAATTGAAACTCTTTTAACATCGTTTGGTGTATAAGCAGGACTTTCAAACTTCTTTTTTCTACCAAAAATATTTTGTTCAAAACCAGCGTTTACCATTACCGCATCGTCAACATTAGTTAATAATTTATGCTGCAACACATAATACTTTGATGTTGTATCATTAGGGTTTTCATTATTAATAATTCGTTTAAAGGTTCCATTATATCCTGAAACAAATTTACCAGAAGGAAATCCAATGTCATAAATGTTAAACACATATTCTTCAGTTCCCGGCAGACCATCACCTAATTCAAATACTTGAAATGTTTCATTTGTGGTCACCACACCATTAACAACAATTTTAATTTTAGCAAATTCACTAACTGATAATCCGTGTTTAACCGGACACACAAATCTTACAACTTTGTTACCATTAACAAATGTGTCAGTTGATTTAATTACAAATGGAATTCCATCAGAAATCGTCCATTGAACCGCTTGAGAATGTACACCATCATAATATTCTAAAACTTTACTATACGAATTTTGATAAGGATAACTAACAAAAAAATTCCAATTGTATGTTGACGCACTTTTTGATACAAAATTTATATGATTGTTTGGTGGTTGTGTATAACCACTAACATTATAATCACTACGAATAAAATCAAACTCATAATATTGTGGAAATCCTTCCCAAGCAATAGCCGCCCCATTAAGACCACATTGTTTTATTGTTAATCCCGCTTCATTTATATAATATAAATTATTCTTTAATGGTTCATATTTCGTTGAACCTGTATAAGCATTTTCATATAATAACTGAAATTTACAAACAGGTCTAAATGTTGTTGATTTTTGTCTTTCATCATCAAATAATTGAGCCAGATTAACATCAATACTTCTATCAAATTCTTGTAAATTTTTTGAATTTTGAACTAATGGTGTCGGTATTGATAAATTGGTATTTGTTGCCGTTTTATATCTTAATGAACCTAAAACAATTCTAATATCATCCATTTTAATTTACTATATTACTTGTGTTTATCCATTTAGTTCTAAATCTATCAAAAGCTGACGCCCCTCGTCTTAACCCAAAATAAAAATGAAATGGTGCACCAACAGTTACTAATTGAATATCCACACTATTTTGATTCCAATATGTTGGGTCGGCAGATATATGTGGTGGTGATGGTGGATTTACAGACCCATTATCAACAGCATAGATATAACCTTTATCATACTGTACTTGAGTACCATTACTTCTAAAATATCTTGATTCACCTAATAACCTATCTAATGATTGATACTTATGTGAAAATATTGTAGTACCTCCACTAACACTAAAATCCCAATTGTTATATTGATGACCAAAAATAGAATCTGCGGGACTACCAACATTAGACTCTATTCTCCATTGAGAAAGTGGAACCCTTTGTGAATACACCGGAAAATTACTAAATGTACAAATACTTGTAGTTGTACCCGAAGGATTAATAATAGTTCTTTTTGGTGTAATATAATCTCTTAACTGAGTATCTGATGAAAAGAAAATACCTAAAACATTATCACAATCAAAGAAAATTGGATTCTGTTTTGTCGGGTCCGGGTCATCAGGATAATTTCCAGGTAAAAATGGTGCAACACCTAATTCTGAGTTAATTGATATTAATTGAGCATAATCCGCATCAATTTGTAAATTAGCACCACCAACCCCTCTACTTGGTCTACTATTTGAAAAGTATGCTAAAATATTTAAAGACCCAAGCAATGTTTTTAAGAATGTTTGGTCCATAAATCTGCTTACTATAAATAAATTAAGAATATCATCTACCGTACCATAAGAAGATGTATCTAATTTATTTGCAATATAACCATCATATTCATCAGACATAACCAATTCTTGTATATAATCAGCTCTCGGTCCTAAATCCATAATTGTTGTTGGGAAACCTAAATCTTTATCACCACCTCTCACTTCAAATTCATTTGTTGTTGGATTATATAATGTACTTCTATAATAAAAGTTTTTTGTTTGATAATGATATATAACTGTTCTATCACAGTAACTAGGAATTGGTTGATTTGGTGTTGCACTAGTTGGTGAGGTATATCCAATAATTTCATTTTTAAATGGAAATGCGTATAAAGTACCGTTAATCCAATTGTTAATGAATCTATGTGAAAACACATTTCTACAAGCGCCAAGCATTACCATATTTCGAGCAATCCACTCAAACATTAATTTCCAATCTTCAAGTAACGATATAAATATTGTTGTCACAAATTTATAACACCCATATTCAAAAATTGTTTTACCATTAAATTCTTGACAAGGATGGTCTTTAATCTCAATTGTTCCATTATATGTTCCCGGAGCTCTTTTACAATTATAACACTCTAAGTTAACAGAACCATTACAAGTAAATGAATCAAAAACTTTAATAATACCTGTTGAGCCCGCCAAATCATTATGAACCGCGGCATAATCACCTGAACTAGCACTTCCAGTTGAATTCTGACTACTGTTAATACCAATAACCCCGTCCTCAGGAATTAAGAAAATTTGAAATTTAGTATTTTTTTGTAAAACCATACCATTACAACAATATTCCTCAACACTTGTTGATGTTGGTAATCTATCACCTCTCATTACTATTTGATTTCCGTTTAATCCTGATGAGAATGATAACGTATTACCTGTTGTATTATACATAGGTGTGTAGTAAGTTGATGTAACATAAAATGGAGCACTTGAAGTATTAAATAGACGTGTTGGGTTGTGTTGGTTATCATCACCATCATACCAAACAACATCACCTAAATCCAAATTAGTATACATAACAGGACCACCTTCAATTATTTCATTAGGGAAATATCCTTGATTATAACCTGTATTAGGTGAATATACATAATTACCATTTAATATGTTAGTATCAAATAAAATACCATAAAAATTAAATGTATCTTCAATAATTATCCAACTAAAATGATTATTAGAACTAACTTTTAAACCGTGACTAAAATCTTGTAATGCCACATATTGGTCTATATTACCGTGAGCATTATTAATAACACCTCCACAATTAGGTGCAAAAGTATTATATGAGTTATTATCCATACTTGAATAATAACTAATTAAATTAGAATTAAACCCTGAATATCCTGAATTTATAGGACCTGTATAAACATAAGCCGTTCCACCAGTATAACCCGTTATTGGTCCAAAAGTTGTTGTTAGTTCAGGATGATACGAAAATGAATTAAAATATAATTTTTGACCCGAATAAGAATCTGTATTAATATTACTATTGGTTAAATTAGAACTTAAATGACTTATATTTTTATAACTCCCTTGAATAGGAATGTTCATATGATAAAAACCTTTTACCTTTTTATCACCCTCATTAGTGTATCCAAATAATTTACCCAAACCATACTCAATCGGTACTTTAGGGGTATAAGGGTCAACACCTCTATTTAATATTAAAACACAAACTTCGTTTTTATCTTTAACATAATCCATAGGTCTAAGTGTGACATTATCTCTATGAAAATAATTCAAATGCCAAAAGTAATAACCAAAACCATCCAAATATTCTTGCCCAAGTAATGTTGTATTATTTATGTAACGATTATTTAATGAATCAGGACTAGATGAAGGATTACATTGACTACTAAATTGACTATATGTCATCGCAGTAATTACTTGAAAATACTCCATATCAGTAGGAAACTTATGATATGTGTTTGTGGTAGTCGCCGTTATATTAACTGAGTATGTTTTTTGTAAATTACCTGAACCATTAGGGTTAGCATAGTTTACAGTAACATTACTCAACCCTGTTGTTGTAAAACCAGTAATCGCATTGTTACCATAAACATTTGTAGTTCCACCCGTTAAATTAACATCGTTACTTATTGTCGGATTTTGGAATGCAACCATAGTACCTACGGATAAATTTTGAATAGACGCTTTATCACAAATAATTACAACTGTATTATCAGTGTGAAATTCTGATTGTTGAGGATTAAAATTAACAGAAATTCTATTTACACCACCACCCGGATTAAATGCCGATGAATCAAAATATTTCGCCTTAACATTAAATAAATTAATTCTATCCGGTAATGGTAGACTAGTGGTGTAAACATATCTACTTAAATCAGGATTAGAACTTTGAGCTAAAGTTAAATAAGGAGCACCAATATTTACAGAAGCGTATTGATTATCATATGATAATCCGGCAAATTCTTGAGAGTATACCGGTATACGTTCAGGTAAAAATCCTGTATTAGGTAAATAAGGAGGACCTGGTAAATTTTCAGGACCTATTGGTTTTAACAAATAAGAACCCACACTGAATAATTGCAATATACCAGGAGAAAGTGTTATTGATGTAACCCCATTGTCTGATTTTATTGATGGACAAGGTTTTGCTTGATTAGTCGCTGCCAAAGCCTGTGCCCCCGTACCATCATCAGTTCCTTCAGAACTAGTTTGTGAATCAGGACTACAAGAACATAACTCACAATCCGGATATGTTAAAATAGGAACTTTTATCCCACTTAAATCAATTTTGTCTAATTGTTTTTTCAACCAATAAAAAAACGCAGCTAACCCAAGATAAAATAATCCTAAAGCAACATACCCAAATATTAAACCTAATGCCGGATATGAAGTAACTGATAATATAAAAGCATTTACCGATTGGTATATTGCCCAACTAATAAAAACGTATATAACAAATTCTCGTACTAACCAAATTACAAAATATAAAATATGAAGTAATAATATTAACGCAAAAAATACCGGTGTTAATATAATACTAAAAAACATAAAAATGATATATAAAATATCAAATCTAAAATTACCGTCATTTGTTGGGAATCTATTATTAAGTCCCGAACAAGTCTCGTCTAATATATTTTTAATACCAACATATCTTTCTATTCCTGAACCTGCCGTGACACCATCAATAAATTGTGATACGGTATAAACTTTATTATATTGCATTAGATAAAATTTATCATCACAATTAATAGCTTCTTGAACAATTTTTTGTGCTAATATATTATCAGATGTTGTACCCGTGTACGCATAATCATTCCAATCAACACTGAACGCATACGATTTCTGAGTATTATTACCATTATATTCTTTAATGTTTGGAACTAAAAAATAACCTCGTTTTGTCGGTTCACTTGATGATGGAGATTGAGACCATTTAACTTTAAATCTGTATTTACCTTTGGTTGGTATACCTACTTCAGGGTCATTAGATAAAACTTGTTCACCAAACTCATTAGTAGTGTAATAATCCAAATTCATTGGAACATCAATTAACCAAGTCCCATTTTCATCAATAACTTTACCCCCACTTTCTAAACTAAAATTTTCTAAAATTGGTCTACCATTTGAATCTTGTTTAATTGTTTGTCTAATTGACAATATATCACCAGGACCCACAGTTAAATTACATAAATGACCTGAATTATTTGGTGGTCTACATCCTGTTGTAACTGAACTACTATTTGGACCTGAAATTATTGACCCCATAAAAATTGCCGTAGGTCTAATATCAACATTAGCCTCACTACTTAAATCAAAATCTGTTCTTGTAATCCCTAAATTACAAATTTCAGGTTGACCCCATAATGGTTCCACTTCAATAGATTTACTAAGATTAATGATTTGAGGTAATTCACGTAAATTGTTTGACGATTTAAAACTAGTTCCGGAAACTTGAGCTTCGGTCGCAATACCCATTCTAATTAAATCCTGAGCAGACAATGAAAATTCACCAATATCAGATAAGTCAACATCCATAACTATAGTATGAGAACCCACAGGAACTCCAAATATCATATAATCACCACTTTCATTAGTTACCGCATTATATTTATAATATTTGTCGTAAACTTCAATTAAAGTAGGGTCTGTTAATACATCATTTCTGGTAAAGAAAGTTCCGGTTGGAACGTGTGCACTATATGATTTAACATAAGGCAATAAATTATATCTATACCCCTCATCATTATTAACTAACAATGATGTATACGGATATAATTCAGATATAATTGGATTTTTTTGGTCAACACTATCTATAGGAATGAAGATAGAAACTTTAGCATTTGGGATACCAAACCCATTATTAACACTAACACGACCAACAATAACTCCATAATCGGAACATTGTCTCGTGTAGATATCACTTTGTAAAATTTTTAAGGATAGAATTTCTAAATGCTCGAATTCTTGTTCTATTAATACTTTTAAAGAAGTATCGACACCAACCTTCGTTCTTACTCTATATGACTTTGACATTTTTTATCTTTTTAAATAAATAGTTTATACACTATTTTTAAAAGATAATTCATAATTTTTAAAAATAAATTATGATTAAAACTTATATTTTTTAGTAAAATTGATTGGATTAGAGTCATTATTTACGTAATCATAAATAATATTTGAGATATCATTTGGTATTTTATTATCAATACTTGTATGTGTTGTTTTAGGAATTTCTAAATTAAAAATATCAGTAACGTTATTTTTATTATCTCTACTAACCCTACCACCCGCATTAGTGAAAAAATAAAAATTGTCAGCCCATTTTGGTGATGTAAAATTAATTACATAGTTAACATTAGATTTTACTTTATAATCAAAATTGTTGTACAATTTATTAGCATTATCTAAAAATATTACTAAATCAACAGAAACATTATTAATATTTAATTTATCTAACACTTCAGTTAAACCATAACCACCAACACTATGACCAACTAAAATTATTTTACCTTTAGGTTTAAATAATCTGAAATAATATACCGTTTCATATACATCTTCCGGTGTTAAAGTATAACTATGTGTCCCAACATAAGTAATTACTTTTGTTGTTGAAGTATTTAATTTACCCTCAATTAACCCTAACCCATCAATATCTCGGGATTTTGTAAAATCAACTTGTGTTTTATTATAATTTATAGCGTCTGTGAATGGGTTATTAGCCCCTTGAACAACAATTACTAAATTTTCAGTGTTTTGATTATAATAAGAAACTTCATTGTGTAAAATTTCTAATTTTCGTCTATCATAAAATAAACGACATTCACTAATCATAAAAAGAAGAGAAATCAAAACTATAAAAGCTTCAAATGATTTTATTTTATTTAGTTTTTTAATAAAATAAATAAGAATAACTAATCCAAGAATAAATTTAATATTTAAAATTAACCCATTAAAAATTGCCTGAGCCCACGTCCCATTATTACCTTTAATTATTTCAAGAAAATTAGATAATACCTCCATTCTCTAAAAATAAGTAACTAATATAACTCTATCAAGAGAAGTTAACGGTTTTTAAATTTTTAACTCTAATATTAATATCTTTATTAGGATATTTAACCTGATAAGTTTGATTTGGTTCCGCAAAAATAGTATCGTCAATCAATTCAATTTGTTTTGTTGTAGAATCAATATATCTTTGAGATGTTTGTGAAGATGAATATTGTCCCCCCACTTGATTGAAAACTTGAATATCAGATAATGAAATTACCCCATTTTCACTTTGTATTTGTCGTCTTAATTCAGATATATTAACATTTTCACCCATATGTCTATTTGCCGGGTCAAAATAATTTGAAACGATAGTAATAATTTGAGATATTACAGTTCCTTGATTCTGAGTATTATCTAAAACAACGTCAATATTAAAACTTAAATCAATAACATTAGCACTTTGAATAGAAACATAATCATTTATCATACGATAGTTTGAAAGATAGTTAGCCACATTGTTTTTTAATGTGTTAGATATAACTTCAGTTAATCTACCTGTTTCATCATAAGATAACATTTGAACAATAATTTTATTATTATTTTCAGTAATAGATACTTTAGCCGGTGCACCAAATTGTGACGGCATTGTTCTAATTATTGATTCATAGTCGTTAACAGTTACAGCTCTTTTTTGTGCCGAGAAATTGTATGCAACCAAATTTCTAACTTCTTCTGTAGTTGGAAATCCCGCTCCACCAATAGCCGCAGTCACATTGGTACATCTTAATGAATTAACTACAGTTGTATTAACACTATCTGAAGGTCCATTAACAAAGAATGAAACAGTACCTATTTGAGTAATTGCATTAACACCAATATTACTACCAACACCACCACCGACTCTATACTGAACAAATAATGTTGTATTTGCCTTCAATGAACTACCTAAAGCCAAATTGTTTGAGTATTTGTATAAATTTAATTGGTAACCATCTCTCGCAAATTCTCTTAATTGTTCATCAGCCGATTGAGAACCACCACCAAAAGTCATTTTTAAAAATCCTTCAGGTGTAAATTCTGTAATAAATTTATCACTAACTTGTAAATATTTTCCAACTTTAATTCCCGGAGCGTCAGATACTTTGGTTGGGTCTTCAACAAATACTCTGTCTTCCGCCAAAGAATCCACTTCATACCATCTGTTATCTAATCCTAAAAACTCTTGTACAGACGGGATATTCGTATATTGTGTACTATCTTTTAATAATACACTAGTCACCCCTAACACGTTTTTATCAGGTAAAAATAATTCGTAGAAAGGTCTAACATCATTTGGTGTAATTACTTTTTTGAATACTTTAGTTGTTCCATTAACAACCGTTTCTCTTTTAGTTATGGTATAATTTAATAATTTGTTATTTGAATCAAAATTAGGAATCTTTAATCTATTAGGATACCCCTCCGCATTTATTGGTGACGCAAAATCAATATCATAAACAGTTTCAAATACTTGACCCGCTCCATTGACTTGAGAACCTCTCCTTAAAATACCACAATATCTTAAATCTTCTTTATCACCATAAGCAGGAACTGTAATTGAAAAATCAACTAAAGCAACTGATGGTCTCATTCCCGGAACTTTTAATCCGTAAGTTTTTGCAATATTAAAAATTGATGACCTTTGTTGTGCATATTGAAGGACCGTTTCTTGGATACTTCTATCAATATTAAATTGTAAATTGTCAGTTACCGCAGCATTTAAATCCAACAATACTGAAAATACTGACGCATCATTAAAGTTTTGAATAGTGTCAGGGTAATAAGTTTTTGTAAAGTTGATTAACTCTGTTCTAATTGATTGGAAATCTCTTGTAGTATAGGAAATTTTTTTGTTTGCCATAATTTTATATATTAATAATTACAAAATCGCTACTATTAAACACATCATCATTAATGATATAATCAATTTTAACTTTTGCAGTATGTTCATTATTTGAGATGTTAGGTACACGAAATACTCTTTCATCATTATCGTTTATATAACTACCTTTATCTTCATCACCATCTGATGCCGCAGTAATTGAAATATTAGTTATTCTTATTCCCGGTAAATACACTCCGGCAGATTCTCTTATTTCAGTTTCTATTTCAGAAAAAGTTGGTCCGTCTAATGGCTCAAATATAAATTCATATAATCTTGTTCCAAAATCAGGTAAATAATATCTACTACCTTTTTTAGATAATAAAAGATGTATCAAATTAGACCTAATTTCTTGGTCATTATAACTTGATAAATCTAAATATTTCCCATCAAAAGAATCTCTGAAGGGAAAAGTTAAACCATATGTTGTTCCATCTGCCATAACTATAAATATAGTGTCGTCATTATTTTTTATAAATACCCCCAAAATAAAAAATCACGACCTAAG